CGGAGGGCCCACATCTTGCGCTGCTCCCATCACGCGGTTCATGTCTACGCGCTGTAGTTCGTATTCGAGAACACCATCCCCGTCTCGGTCAACTTGGATCGAGATAAGCTGCAGGAGGTCGCTGGGGATGCCCAGCTTCGTGTAGCTGTCGGGGATGGTGTACAGGATTTGCTTCTCCATGAACGGGACACGGAGTTCACGCTGGATGCGCTGGATGCCTTGGTTCACGAAGGTCGAGACCAATGCAGGGTTGTTCGTTACGATGGTGTTGTTGAGCAACGCCTTGAATTGGGCCTTCAGTTCACCGAGGGTCACAGGGGTTCCTTAGATGCGTTTGTTGGTCGTAATGAATTTGTCGAGCGCGTAACGGCGCAGCATCGTGAGGGTCTCCCGAACAGGAGCGGTCATCACGTCGAAGCCGTAGAGGCGGGCTAGTTCGTCGACTACTTCGACGGGGATGCTGGCTACCCTGTGCATCTCGCCCGCAGGGGTGGCGACGCTATCAAGGCGCTCATGCTGCAGACTGGTCAGGAATTCGTCGGGGATTTCCTGCGTCCGCTTAATGATCAGTTCATTGGTGGAGCGGTCTTCGTCGAAGGCGACAAGCGTGTCGAGGAGGACGGGTTCTTCGTAGAAAGTTTCTTTGGACATATTCTCAAAAGCAAAAATAGGGACACGGAATTACCCGTGCCCCCATTTGTTGGACCTTAGAAGCCAGCAGTCTTCTGGACGATCAGCGCAGAGCCGAGGCTGTTCTTGTGCTTGAGCGAGAACTCGCCCAGCAGCATGGCCTTGGTGCTGTCACCGGTCTTCGCGAGGTTCTTGCGCTCCCACGGACGAAGGGTCGGCTTCGACCACATGTCGGGTTCGTAAACCAACGTGTTCTCGGTGCGGAGCCAACGGTTGATCTCGACCTTCTGCTCACCGAACGGCGAGACATACAGGTTGACCACGTTGACCAGCTTCTTCGCGTCGGAGCCCGAGAGGGTCCGGTAGCGACCAGCAGCCGCAGCGAAGCCCGCCAGCGTCACCGAGTTCGTCGGGGTGACCATGATGCGGGACGGCTCAGCGCCACTCTCGTACGCCTTCTGCAGCGCGGTGACGAGGAACTGCTCCGTCAGCGGATCATCGTTCGCAGCGGTGCGGACAATGTTGGCGCTGGCGATCTGGACCTGAGCGGAGTCAAGGGTCGAGGGGACGGTCGTGCCGTTGCCCGCAGCCTTGGTACCGGCGAGGCCGATGTAGGCGATTTCCACGTCACGCTTAAGCGCAGCGGCCGTCTTGGCCATCTGGTAAGCGAACTCTTTCTTCCGGCCGTAGGTCGACACGACGTCGGCACGGTCAGAGACCACAACGGCCTCGGTGAAGATTTGCGTGTAGTTCGACTTCATCGTGGTCGGAGTGACGGTGATGAAGGTCGGGTCCGCGCCTTCGACCGCAGCGTTCTGGGCCGGTGCGCGCAGGCTGTCTTCCTGCCACTGGAACAGCGGCTGGGTGATCTTCTCCGAGCCAATGCTCGACATGAAGGGGGTCTTGCGCGGGGAGAGGTTGGTGATGACGTCGGCAACGTCTTCCTTGATGCCGACCATCTGATAAGTCTGAAACTGAGCCATTAGAAATTTAGTCTCTTCTGCAATGTAGTGGTGTGTTACTCGCCATCAAACATGGCGAGGAATGCGTCGGCGGCGTCGGCCTGAGAGCCTGACTGCTTCGCCTTCTGCACAGCCGACTTGGCCGTGACTTTCTTTGCGCTGTCGCGCACTGCGGGGGTTGATGCGGAGTTCTTCACGATGCGTGTCGGGGTCTTGTTCACCTTCTTGGTCAAGACCTTGTTGGCACCCTTGGAGAACTGCATCGCCATGTGCAGCACTTTGAAAGCAGCCGGATCATTGAGGGACGTTACGACTTTGGCGTCGAAGCCCTGATCCACTGCGAAGTTTCGAATGTCCGCGTAGACCGCGTCATTCCAGCCCTTGATGAACGTCTTGCTCTCGGGGTTCTTGAGCGCCTTCAGACATTCAGCGGACTGCTTCTTCGCTGCTTCCTTCTGCTCAGCAGTGATCTTTTCGACGTAGGAGGTGAGTTCGTTCTTGAGGAACGTCTCTTCCTGAATAGCCTCGTTCGCCTCTGCAGTGAGTTCCTGCAGATGCTCAGCGGGGATATTCGGGTCCTTCATGTACTGGGTCCACGGCAGAGCGCGGTATTTGTCCGCTCGCGCAGTCGCACGCTGCAGGAGGGCGTTGTACGCAGTGACATTCTCTGTCCGCTTTGCGTTTACGACCTCTCGCTCAGTGGCGACTTCTTGCGACTTGCGGGTGAGAGCAGCCTCTTGACCAAAGAGACGCTTCAGGTCGGAGACCTTAACCTCATGCTCAGTGTCGCCTTCCTTGACCTTGACGTACGTCTCGTCACTGTCATCGGCAAACTTGCGCTTCGGTTTGTCGTCTTCGTCCTTGTCGTTCTCTTCGTCTTCGTCGCCTTCGTTCTCTTCCTCGTCTTCGGATGGCTCGTCTTCAGCGTCCTCGTCCGGGGTCTCGTTCTCGGCGTCGTTGGCGTTCTCTTCGTCTTCGTCGGCTTCGGTTTCTTTCTTCGATGGCTTCTTTGCAGAAGCGTCGTCACCCTCTTCGGGATCACCATCGCCAAGGAGAGCAGCAACGAAATCGTCGTCGTTGATCTCTTCCGGGTATTCTACGTTCAATGCGGCGTCGTTAGAGTTGATAGCCGTCGTCATCAGTCGTCATTCCTATAGATGTCGTGGACGCCCTCATGGTCGAACTCGTCGACTTCGGGGGTGGTCTCGGACGTCTTCTGTTCAGTTAGTTTGGTGTGCGCGGCAGAGAACTTCTGCGCGAGCGCGAGGAAGCCTGAGAAACCTTGGTAGGCGGCATAAATGCCTTCGCGTTCTCGGGCGTTCTTGGGGTCTGTGTGGAGGATGTCCGTGGCGCACTGCTGGGAATACATTGCAGTGAGCGCCGCGAACGCCTCCGAACTGAGAAGCTCCGTACAGAAGCCTCCCAGTTCGAGGATCGTTGCGTCGTCCATTTAGTCCTTAAGCTGCCTTGGAAGCCGCAGGTTTAGATGCGGCTTTCATCTTTGCTTCGTGGTCCTTGTTGATCTTGTCCTCCTCCAGAGCCAGTTCCTGAGCGTCGTGAATGATGCGAGCACGTGTCTCTGCATCCTGCCGATCGTTCGTGCGGGACTGGTTGTCGGCGGCCAGAGCAAGCTGCTGGTCCTGCTGCTGCGTCTTGGTTTGATCCAAGGCGAACAGTCGGCTGGCGTCTGCCTGCTTGATGGTGAGTGCGTCCTGCGCAGTCTTTGCAGTCTGCTGCTTGACCTGGAGTTCACCCATCTTGATCGGGTCGGGACCCGGAGGCGGTGCGTTGGGATCGAGATACGAGTTGAAGTTCGTGAAGCCTTTGAGCTTCGCGATGTCGTTGAGCATTGCGTAGCGGCCCTTCTGGCCGAACATGTTGCCCAAGCCGGGGTCCTTAGCCATGCCTTCATAGCCCTGCATGAGGTCCATGGCGGCCTGATCCTTCTCACCATAACCGAGGTGAGCGGACACGGTGCACGACGTACGCTCAGTCCACTGCTTGGGCGTGAACCCAATAGGCTGACCGGCGAGTTCGATGATCTTCTCGTCCTGATGGTTCAGGATGAGCAGACGCACGACTTCAAGCATGAGCGGGACGAGGAAGTTGTAAGCGAAGTTGCGCGCCATGATCTTCTGGCGGATGCTGCTTACCTTCATCATCGTGTCCACAAGACCCTTGGAGTTCTGGGTCGAGATGGCGCTCTTGTCGAGACCCTGCGACAGCGCAGAGATGCCCGTGGACTTCTCGTTGTTGTCGTTCAGCATACCCAGCACGTTGAAGACGTACGGGTTCAGGTTGGCCTGTTGGAACGGCTGCACACTGTCCGGTCGCCTGACGTTAACGACGCCGCCGAGCCGGTTGTCTAAGAGTTCACGTGGGTTCATTAGACCGCCATTGACCACAGCCCAACGCGGGTTAGTCGTGATGGCGGTGTGATCGAGCACACCACGGAAGAGAACGGTTCGAGCGTTCTGGGTGTGGATCACACGCTGTGCAAAGTTGTTGCCGTAGAAGACATGCGAGACCGGCAGCGGCACGTACGCGATGAAGGGAGCCTTGTCGACTTCCTCAGGCGGATAGAGCAGCTTGTCGCCAGCGATGCAGATTTTGTAGAGACGGACGCCCTTGCTGGGGTCGATCTGCATACGCACGAAGTTCTCAAAGTAGACGATGTATTCGAGTTCGTCCTGTATCGGGTCGTCGGAGACGTCGTTCTGCCGAGTAGGCGAAGTGCGCGCGAGAACCTCAGGAGAGAACATCAGGGCCCGAGCGTCATCGGCCGGAAGGGACGCAACGAGCTTCGGGTCTACACCCATCTCGATAAGCTCAGCCTTCGTCTTCGGCGTGCGGTGGCTGCAATAGACCGCCTTGTCGATGGACGTCGCGATGCTCTCGATCAGAAACTCTTCGGGAGCAATGTTGACTATGGTGACCTTGGAGACGTCCTGCTTGCGCGTGAGGGTGCCCTTGAAGGTGCCATCCGGCTGCTCCTCGGCGTCGAAGGTGTCGACCTCGTCGTGCGAGGCGAGAGCCGTCGCGTCTTCTTGGCTGATACCCTCGAACTCTTCGTCCGAGTATTTGAACTTCTCTTCCCAGAACACCTTGACCACGCCTGCGCGAGCGACGAGCCCGTCATAGATGGCGCTGCCAAAGATGTTGAAGCCGTCGTTCTCGCGATAGATGACGTAGCGAGCCGCCTCGGTCGCAACGCGACAGTTGGCAGCATTCATGAACTGGTCGGGGTCGAACTGCGCAATCTGCTCGCCACCGGAGAACACCTCCTGCAACTGAGCGCGCATCATCTCGACGCTGTCGTAAACGTCGCTGGCCACGTACGAGGACGAGCCTTCGTTGGTGCGCCGAGGAAGCTCCCCGTTCAGATACTTCGTGACCCGCGTGCGCTCAAGCGCCAGTCGCGAGTCGTAGAAGCCTGAAGCGGTCATCTGCTTCTGGGAGACCCGGGCGACAATATCCTCGGGACTTAGGGGGCGAGTTGTCGCCATAGGTTTCCTTTGTTAGATGGCTTGAACGTAGTAGTCGTCGGTGACTTCGACCGGCGTCCACACGTCCTCGGAGACGTACGCTGCGATTGCGAGCGCCATGACCGTGTCGTCGTGAGTGCCACCCTCGGCCTCCATCTTCCCGGCCTCGGTGACGACGAACGTCATCATCTCCTGCAGGGTCGTGGGGTCGTTGATCTCGATGCCGCCGTCGCGGTCTAGTTCGCGCAGCTTGTCGATGATCAGGGGTTTGGTCCGCTCGCTAGTGAAGAAGCCGAGGTTGATGCTGTCCCTCTCGTCCAAAGTGCCCTCAGGCTGCTCTGTGTAGAGGTAGGGATAGTTCGCATCACGCAGGGCGACGCATGTCACCAGACCGTGGTTGTTGCGCTCAGGAGCGATGGTGGCGCTGTTGTAGTGATAGCCGAGAGCGATGAGGACCTTCGCGAACTCGTCGGGGTGGATGATTCCACGCCAGACGGCCACTTGCCTTCGCTTGCTGTCTAGGACTTGTGCGACACTGCTGTCGCCTTCCTTCTTGCCCTTCACGCCGCCACGGATGCCCATGCCGACGTCAGCACCAATGGTGTACGTCTCTTTGTCTGAGCGCTCGTGATAGATCAGAAGCTCACCACGACGGTCTTCTTCAAGCACGCGCAGAGGCAGGGCTTGGCCTGTCTTCTGATCATACTTGACGGCGACGGTCATCTGCTTGAGCGGAGGCTTGGCCTTGGCTTTCTGCAGCCGCTCGTTGAGCTTCTCGGTGTTGAATATTGGTCGGCCAGTGCTAAGGAAGGCTTCCTCGGCGGTCGACGGGTATTCCTGCTTGAACAGATCGAGACCGCTGGTCGCGACTTTCTTACGCCGCCAGTAGAGTTGGTCGTTGGAGTTCAGAAGCGGAGCGAATAGCTCCATCATCTTTTCTTCTTCGGGTGTTCGCACAAAGTCTGCGGGCGCGGTCTCACGGTATTCATCCGTTTCGAACCAAGCGCTGAAAAACACCTCGTACCCGTTCCATAGATGGTCGCGGCGAACTGCGCCTTGATACATCTCGTAGAACTTGCCGGTCACACCTTGTGCCGTGCTCTCCAGGAAGAGGAACGTGTCGTTCTCTTCGGGGATGGCCTGCACTAGACCGTTGAAGTTTGTGTTAGCGAATGCGACGGGCCAGAACGCCACCTCAGAGAGATGCGCGAACGTAAGCGTTTCGCCGCGTGCGATGCCTCGGCCACCTGCCGTAGCAACGCGCATGCCGCTGTCGAGCTTGTCGAAGTTCAACTCGTTACGCGAGAGATACTTCGTCGACGGACGGACGATGTCAGGGACGTTGTCGTGGATGCGTCGATACATATCGAGCAGAGCCGTGGTGCTGTCGCCTTCGTGCGCCATCACGAGACCCTTCTGGGCCTTGCGCTGAGACAACCACCAATACTGGAATGCTGAGATGACGGTGGAGAGACCCTGCTGACGTGCCTTGAGCACGACGAACCGGACCTTTCCTGTTTCTTCCCACTGCTGCAGCAACTCTTCAAGGAAGCGCTTCTGCACTCGGTTCAGAACGAGTGGGGCAATCTTACCCTTCTTCGTTCTGATCTTCACACACTTGGCAGCGTAGAATTC